GCTGGTGGTAATCGCCCTTTTCCAACCTCGAAAATATCACCATCCAGGCTTGTGCAAATGTCGCTAGTCCTACTATCCAGCGTAGCCACCCATTCATACTTATTAATGCCGTTCTCTTTGAAGAGCTGTTCCTTTGCCGTTGCTGCAAGGTGATTAATCGCCGTCCTAGTCATGCGTGATGCTGAATTCCGCGAAACCTTTAATAATCCATCGTTAAAATTATTCGCGCTAGTCCCGATTATCTCGCCGATTATTTGCGGGGTTGTTTTACCCTCGAAAAAGCCCATAGAAACCGCGTCTCTAATCATTCTAGCCTGTTGCCTTGGAAAGTCTCGCAGGGTCTGCTTTAATAGCCTATTATTAAATGGCCTTGAATATGCTGCAGTCCTTAATCTAGACAAGGCTGGAATTACCGCATCAAAATCGTTCGCGTATTTATTAATAGCGCGCTGTCCAAATTTTGCCTCGCTCATCATAAATAGATCAAACTGCTCTTTTAACTCATCTGTATATTCTGTAAAGATAGTAAAAATTATCCTTTCTACGGCTTTTAATTTCGCTTGAGTCCTTTTTCTGCCTTGCACTGTCGCCGTTCTCAGTAGCTCATCTCTTAGCCTAGTGTGTATTTTTAGAATATAAGGCTTAACTTTGTTAAATTGTCCAGTTTTATAACGCTCCACAAAATGCGCGTGTCTAGTGTAGGCATCCCCCACTTTACTCACTGTCTACCCCTTCAAAGTCTTGGAAAGGTCGCCCAGCCTCTATTCTTTCCGCCTCCATCTCTCTGTCAACGCCGTCAGGTAAAAGCTCCCCCCTTTCGATATTGTATAGAAATGTATCTAGGCTCATAGCTTCACTTTGGTACGCTTTAAGCAGAGCCATCAGCGCATTAGGATCGAGCTTAGTATCAATGAAATCTCTATTAATTGCATAAACACTGCCACTCGACCCGCTCCACATGTCCATGATTTTCAAGATTTCATTAATACATAAATCTGCTGTGTTGGCTAAAATACTAAGGGTTGCCGTTTCTGCGCTTGCATCAATCCTTGCAGTCTCTGCCGCTTTAACGCCGCCAGCATTACCCGTCAGCATTTTAGCGCCGATACTTGCCATCGTATCAAGGGTTTTATTTATTGCGGACTCCAGCGAGCCTAGCCCCGCCCCTGTAAACTCTAGCAACTCTACACGCGCACTCTCATCGTTTATGTGATTTGAACTTCCCGCGCCTACCTTTATTGTTTGGCTTTGCCCTTCCTCGTCTTTTAAGTCGCCGAATAAAAACATTGTTGGCAATGCTGTCCAGTGAAGCCCATGACGCTGGTCGGTTGACATCAAGTATTGATCTTGGTTGACATCAGCAAGATTTAACAACACTGGGTCAGACTCTGAAACCCCAACTTGACCGACTGAAGAAAAAACAAACGGTATTTGTGTTAACTTTTCGCCTCTATTGGTCGGCGTCACGGTATCGACAATTGCAAATTTCCCGCGAACTTCACGCCAAAGGTTTTGAATATAAAAACCCTCTTCGTCATAGGTTAACTCAAGATACTCCGTCAATGTATCTTGCTCAAAGTGATCTTTCTCGTTTTTCACGTTATAAGTCTGAGTTAAAACATAATAATCATCGCTATAATTAATTAAGTTCTCTTTTTTGTAAATTTTTGCCACTGGTATTTTTTGATCTTCATCCCATTCAACCAGGTAGCCAACGCCACCAGCATAAAGAACCTCTTTAATCAGTGTCGATGTGAATTTTTTTATATCTGAGTTATTGCCGTCTATGTTCGATTTGGTATGGGTCATTGTGGTGGTCAACGTTGGCGGCTTCCTCATAATCGAGCCGATCATTGCCAATGCTGTTGGCTCCACTGCAGGCACTAGGTAGCCGCGCGTCTTATATGCCTCATATTCGTCTTTTGTTTGCCCGCCCAGCCTCGGCAGATACGCGTCGCCTTTACCCTTTACCGCATAGGCTCCTTTTGCAAAATCTCTGACTTTTTGCGCTTTCTGTGTGGCCACTTTATAGCCGCTATGTTTTGTGTTTACTGGCATTTAAAACCCCGATACGGCTAACCCGCTAACTCTATTATTTGATACTAAAGAAACTGATAACGCCATTATAAACGAATCAGCCCTATTAGGCGATTTAATGCCCCTATCCTTGAGATCCTGCTTACTCTCTACTTTTACCCGACCACTCTTATCAAAATCTTTAAACGGAGTTGATAACTCAGTAAGTAGCCCCTCAAGATTTTCTATCCCACTACTAATCGATATTAGCTCATCGCTCGAATAGTCATGGTTACCATTGACTACGTAATCGTAGGTATTCCGCAATCTATCCGCAACTAGCCACCATGCTTGTGATTTTAAATTGCTAAAAAATTCTTTTTGTTTTATCCCTTCGTATTTCTTTAGCGGTTTTATCACCTTGCCGCCTGCGTTGAATTTTGCATGTTTACTATATTCAAGATTTGTCAGGGTGCTGCCAGTATGCGCGCCTACGCCGATAGAGTCATAAATTACCAGAGCATTATGTTTTTTTGCTAGTAGCCTCACATTTTTGGCTGATTTTACTAGCTCATCCTCGCCACCCTTCCATTCATCGCAATATGTAACAATAGAGCCTTTTGCCAATGTTTTGGAATTTAAATCATCACCAGAATCTGCAACATCATAACCGACCACCTTTTGACCACCTAATTCCAGTCCTTTTGGATTGAAATCGATAGCCGCGTCTAACCATCGGCGCTTGATAATTGTTTTATCATCTTCTGTTAGTGGCCTTCCTAAATATACGTGCTTATATCGCTCGTAGTCAGTCGCTTTTAGCTTATCTATAATCTTTTTCATCGTGCTTGATAAAAAAGGATTCTCGGTGTAGTTTATTTGTCTGACGATGGTGTCAGGCGGTGGTGATACGATAAAATTTTGCCAAACAAAGTCAGTTACTAATCGCCCGTTAAAGCTTATCCAAACCTCTGACCCCTCTTTTCTAATGGTCGGCTCTAGGATATCCCACTGCTCTTGAGTTAGGTTGTGCGCTTCTTCAATCCACAAAACGTCAGCCCCTTCAAAGCTTTTAATCTCTTCAATGTTTCGCTCGATGCCATAAAAAACAAACTCTGAGCCGTTTTCATGCTTAATTGTGGCTGCCTGAGCGTCAAACCCAGTAAACCCAAAGTTATCAATCTGGTTTTTAATTAGCGTGTAAACCGATTCTTTAATTTTATTTTGAAAGCGCCGAACGCATAAAAATCTAGTCTTGTACTTTTGCGCTATTTGGGCACCTCTGCCGCTAAACTCCCACGATTTAGAACTAGAGCGGCCACCATGCAGGACTCTATTTCTTGCTTTTATAAGCTTCCCGTTCTCACCTTCCCAGAAATTTCTAAGGTTTGGATTAAGCGTTGCCATTAATCGTCGTACATATCGCTAAAGTTTTTAACTTCCTTAGCCTCAATGCTTGCTTTTATTTCTGTTTGCTTTAATGCGGGCAGGTAATAACCCATTAATTTGATTCTTTGCGCGTTGGCTTCTTTGTATTTGTCTAGCTCATTTCTGAATGATGGGCTGTTGGGGTCTAGCTGTTCTATTTTTTTAAGATTATCAAATAGATGCTGCATCCGACATTGTTCAGCTAATTGCTCTCTCAATGCCTCTTGTCTGATTTTCCGATTTTGATTTGCTCTTGTTGCTGCCATATTAACGCCCCGCGTATTTTATCTACTCTGTAGATTGGTTAAACTTCTTTGCTTCTCTATTCATTCGTTTGTTAAAAATCTTATCCCAGTTTTTGCGAACTTCGCTTTCTGGTACTTTTGAGTCTCTTCTTTTGCTGCCTTTACCGTTCATTGTTGCTTTTCTTTTAGTAGCGCTTTTATTTCTTCAGCTTCTAGCCAAAAATTATCCTTTTGCACCATTTGATCGACATATTCTATCAAATCTTTTTCAAGTTCAAATTTCGGTATCCAGTATCGAGGCAGTTCTTGGCCTTCTATTACTGGCGCATAATGGGTATCGGCTTTCTCATATCCGATCACTTTGCCTGCTTGCCGCCTTAATTCAATCATCGCTTAACCCCGTTAGGCTTGTGTGAATCCATCATTAGTTTTTTTACTTGATCTTCTAGAGTTTTTAACCTTGCTTTTATTGGTTCGCTTAACTCTTTTTGGTGCTTGTCGGCTTTTAGTTTGGCGTTAATAACGTATATTTCAGCGTCGGCCTTTGCTTTAGTAATGCTTATCTCGGATTGAGCTTCAAACCAAGGCTTAACATTTATCCCGACCATACCCAAGGCAACCGCGCCGTATACAAATGTGTCAATACGTCGCTTTGCCTTTGCTTCAGGCTCTAGATCATTCATTATGCAAGGTTAAATACGCCGCTAGCATTCCAAGTGATGGTAATATTACCATCAACTAAAGATTTTGGAGTGGTTCCGCTATCCTCAGTGATATCAACAAAAGCAACAGCCGCATTTGATGCGTTAACAATCAGCCCCGCCACAACGTTTGTAGGCGACCCTGCTGCAGCCGTCCATGACGGGTTAGTCGTACTGTCAAAGGTTGCCGTTCCCGCTGCCTCTGTCCACGTGGTTGTTAAAGCGATCCCGCCCGTAGTGTAACCGCCACCATTACTGCACTCTGTAAAGTCTGCTAGATTTGGTGTCGCTGTGTTTGCGTTCGGTAGTGTTGTGATTAACTTTAACGAAAACGAATCTGTATCCATGTCAAAAGTCCCATCACCTAACTGCAATCTAAATTCTTCAAATGTTACTACATCACCTTGCATAATTTTATCCTCTTATTGATCGATAGTGCCTTGCACTAGCTCTAGTTTTGAAAACCATGTTAACTTCCCGCCATCATCAACTTGAACTTCAAGCAATACAGGGCCAAAATTTGTTACGCTTGTTGTATCAGACTCGCTAAATAGTACTATTATCTTACTGTTAGCCCAATCTGACCCACTCGTTGCCTCTAAAACAGTTACAGGGGCTACTATGATTGTGCTTTTATCTCGTGTTGTTAATGATGCCTTTACGTCTGCAGCAGAATCAATCGAGAAT